AGATCGTAAAAGCGCGGTTGCTTGACGCCGCAAAGGAATTGACGGGCCTTGATAATCCAAAGAGCGCTGCGCAGCTCAAGTCCTGGATTGAGGAGGTCTCTGGCTTTGAGGTGGAGAGCCTCAACAAAAAGATGATCGGTGACGTTCGCAGTGGCACCGACAATGAGGAGGTTCATGCAATGCTCGACATTCGTCAGGGCCTTGCGAAGACCTCAACTGAAAAATATAACGCGATGCTCCGCACGGTTTGCCCTGACGGTCGCATCCGAGGCCTGACTCAGTTCTGCGGTGCCGCGCGCACCGGACGCTGGGCCGGGCGTTTGGTGCAGATGCAAAACCTGCCGCAAAACAAGATGCCTGATAGCGAGCTTGATGCCGCGCGGCGCTTGGTTCGTGAGGGTGATCTTGAGACTCTCGAGATGCTCTTCGATGACACGGCAGGAACGCTGTCCCAGCTCATTCGTACGGCCTTTGTCCCTAAGCCTGGCTGCAGGTTCATCGTGGCTGACTTTTCCGCGATTGAGGCGCGCGTGCTCGCCTGGCTCGCAGATGAAGAGTGGCGCATGGACGTCTTCAACACGCACGGCAAAATCTATGAGGCCTCAGCTGAGCAGATGTTTCACTTGCCGAAAGGGTCCGTCAAGAAGGGCGACCCGATGCGTCAAAAGGGTAAAATCGCTGAGCTCGCCCTGGGCTATGGCGGTTCCGTTGGCGCTATGAAGAGTATGGGTGCTTTAGCGATGGGCCTTGAAGAATCTGAGCTTAAGCCGATCGTCAATAGTTGGCGCGCGGCGAATAAGTCGATCACGAAGTTCTGGTGGGACACAGACGCGGCCGTTCGTCGGTGTATTACGACGCAAGCGCCTGTTGACCTGCCACACGGCATGAGACTTCGCAAGCAAGGACCGCTCATGCGTCTGCGCTTGCCGAATGGCCGAGAGCTCAGCTACGTCAAGCCCCGTGTCGATGGCGACGACAATATCACCTATGAGGGGACAATTCAGTCCTCGGGCGGCTGGGGCCGTATTGAGTCCTACGGGCCGAAGTTCGTGGAGAATATCGTTCAGGCTACCGCCCGTGACTGCCTGGCTGAGGCTATGTTTAGGCTTGAGGCCGCCGGATTCCCGATCGTCTTCCATGTTCACGACGAAGTGATTTGCGAGGTTCCGATCGGCGTCAGCTCTGCAGAAGAACTTGGCGCGCTCATGGGTCAGCCGATCTCCTGGGCCCCGAATCTGCCGCTTCGCGCCGACGCCTACGAGTGCGAGTATTATCGCAAGGACTAATTTGGAGGAAGAACAGTGACTAAGAAAATCTTACTAAAATGGCTTGAGGCCCGAAAGGCCGAGGCCCTTGCGCAGGTCGACACACAGGAGACCGCCGCAAAAGCCGCGCTGCTTGCGGAAAAGCTCGAGCGTACGAAGTTCGCTGAGATGGTTGCGTATGTCGAGCCGCGCCTGACCGAAGTCTATAACTATATGATGGACTGGCACAAGAAGAACGAGGAGCTTGCAGGTCCCTTGTCTATGAGTTGGGGTACAATCCTGTACTCAATTCACAACGTACTTCTTGCGCGGGTCCCTATGGCCGAAAAGCTGCAAGAGACAGAGCTGCGCGAGGCGCGGGTCGACAGAGACCTCAAAAAGCGTTTTTCCGATATTCGGCGCGAGGTCGAAAAGACCTATTACAATGTCGCGTTGAATGTCAACGCCCTCGCGAACGCAAAGCTCGGTCTTGAATATCTCTCGACTCTCGGCTTTGACCTGTCCGGTCTTATCGCCGAGCAGGAGCGGCCTGTCGAGACAGCGCTCGCAGTTCCTATCAACACCAGCTTTTTGCTGATTATGCCGAAGGAGGTACACAATGAATCTGAAACAGTTTGACAAGATCGTGACTGACCAGCTCTCTCGCAGCGAGCTCGTCCTCATGGGTAAAGGTACCGAATACGCCGAAGAGGCGACCGACGAAACCGAAGTCGACCGCCTGGCGCACTTCAAGAAGGCCGCGGCTTTGCAGGACATGACGACCGCGCAGGCCGCTTTTGGGATGCTAAGCAAGCACCTTGTTTCTGTCGCCGATATGGTCGGCTCTCGCCAGTCCTATCCGCTCACGCAGTGGAATGAGAAGATCACCGACAGTATCAACTATTTGCTGCTTCTGCGGGCAATCGTTGAGGAAGGAAGGTCCGCATGAAAAGCATCGAAGTTGCGGTCTTAAATCCCGAAGTTATTCCTTCGGCTGAGAAGATGATGGTTTGCGCTGCGCGTCTCACGCAGCGCGGCCATAAGATCAAAAGCCTGGACGACTTCATGGCGCTCTACAACAAGAGCTACACCGAGGACACGGTGACCACAATGACAAAGCTGCCGCACCCGACAATTCAGAAGTTCGGCGCGATCAACGTTGTCATTGTCGGCGCGAGCCGCCGCTTCCTGGCGCAGATCACGCGCCACCAGAACGAAGTCAAGTTCATGTCTGCCTCGCTGCAGTACAGCGACTACTCGGACGATGCTGCCTTCGCGGTTCCCTATGAGGTCATGGCGCGCGGCGAAGAGGAGACTTACTTGACCTCCTGCAAGCTGAATATGGCAAACTATGCCGAGGCTGTCAAGCAGGGTCTTGACAATGACGCGGCCGGTTATATGGCTCCGCAGGGTCTTCGCAATGTCCTTCTTATCAGCGCGACGCCTTATCAGTGGAAACACATTATCGGCCAGCGTACTTGTCGGCGCAATACGTCCGAGACTCGCCTGGTTCTGCTCAAGGTTTGGGACGAGCTTTATAAGCTGAACCCGCTGCTTTTCTCCCGAGCAACTACCGGCCCCTTCTGCATGAGAGGTGCTTGCAAAGAGGGCAAAATGGGCTGCCAGAATCCCATGCCGTACTTAACTCCCAGCGAGCTGCTGCGGCTTGAGTTCCCGCTTCTTTATGAGGAAGGAGGCGCGGGCAATGCAGGTTAAGCTCCTCGACTATGGCGTTCCTTCGGAGATGCAGCCTAAGCGTGCGCACGCGAACGACGTCGGCGCGGACGTGTACGCGCTTAAAGACCGTATCATTGAGGTCGGTTGCTCTGCGGTGATCGGGCTTGGCTTTGGTCTTGATCTTCCTGCCGGCTTCGGCGCGTTTATCTTCCCGAGATCGAGCCAGACCGCAAAGGGCGTTGATTGCAAGCTCCCTCCGCTTGACCCTGGCTATACCGGGGAAATGCACGCAGTCATTCATAACGGCGGTCACGAGGCTTATCACATTTACCGCGGCGACCGTATCGGCCAGTTGGTCGTACTGCCGGTCGTGACTCCTGACTTCGTGCTTGATCTCGGCGAGGCTCGCGGTAACGGCGCGTTCGGCTCCACCGGCAAATAAAATCTTGCCCTTCCTCCTGGGGCTTCGGCCCTGGGAGGAGGAGCTGAAACGGAGGTGACTCATTTGGAACGAGTCAGCAAAGATGAATACTATTTGAACATTGCCGCGGCCGTTGCCGCGCGATCGACCTGCTTGCGAAAACACTATGGCGCGGTGATCGTGAAAAACGATGAAGTCATCGCGACCGGCTATAACGGTTCTCCGCGCGGTGAGGCAAATTGCTGTGATACCGGCGTTTGCTATTGCCGATCGCACGAGCTGCCGCTTGATGAAACCGCTGCCGCGCATGGTTCGCAGTACGGCTCTTGCGTGGCGGTTCATGCCGAGCAAAACGCGATCATCAGCGCGTCAAGGCAAGAGCTCCAAGGCTCTACGCTTTACCTGGTCGGCTATGACCCCAGGACAAAGAAATGGATTGAGGCAAAACCCTGCAATATGTGCGACAGAATGATTCGCAACGCAGGCATTTTAAGAGTTGTGCGAAGGGAGATCGACGAATGAATCAAATCCGCTATGATGGCCCGGTCACGATCGCCGTCGGTGAATCCAGGCGCTCGACTCAGTGGAAAAATAAAGAGGTCTTATGGTCTCAGCTTGTGGAGCGTCTGAGTATTCCGACGAAGACGCCTGAGACCGTTGACGAATATAGGGGCTTTGCAAAAAGCAAGCGTGACGAGATCAAAGATGTCGGCGGCTTTGTCGGCGGTTCTCTTAAAGGCGGCCGTCGTAAAGCTGAGGCGATCATGCAGCGCCGGCTCCTGACCTTAGACCTTGACGACGTGCCGAGAAATGCGGACCCGTGGGACACGGTTGTTCTGGTTCTTGGCTGCGCAGCCGTTCTTTACAGCACACATAGCCATCGGCCAGAGGCACCGCGTCTTCGCCTGGTTATGCCGCTCTCTCGTCCTGTCTCTCCTGAGGAATATTCTGCGATCGCCCGAAAGGTCGCGCAGGACATTGGTATCGACATGTGCGACGATACCACCTATGAGCCGCATCGTCTTATGTACTGGCCCTCTGCCTCGATCAATGCTGAGTACCGGTATGAAGTCGAGGATGGGCCGTGGCTGAACGCAGACGAGCAGCTCGCTCGATACGTTGACTGGCATGACCCTTCTGAATGGCCGATCTCCTCGCGTCGAGCCGAGGCTTTACATAGGCTCGCGTCTCACCAGGAGAGCCCGCTCGAGAAAAATGGTATTGTCGGTGCGTTCTGCCGCGTCTATGACATTCACGATGCGATCGAGCATTTTCTCCCCGATACTTACGAGAAATATGACGACAATCGCTATACCTACAAAGGCGGCTCGACCTCAGGCGGCTTGGTTCTCTATGACAACGGCGTTTTCGCGTATTCCCATCATGGCACGGACCCCGCGAGCGGAAAGCTCTGCAACGCCTTCGATCTCGTCCGTATTCATCTCTACGGCAATTTGGACGACGACACAAGCCCTGGTACGCCGTCGCACAAAATGCCTTCGTTTATGAAGCTGCAAGACGAGGCTATGCAGATTCCTGAGGTTCGTGAAGAGCTTGCTAAGGCCAACTTCGAGCGTCTCAAGGACCGTTTTGACGACCCTGACGAAGACTATGACTGGGTAGGCCAGCTCACATGCAACAAAAATGGGAAGTTCGATAACACGATCAACAACGTGCAGCTCATTATGGAGCACGATGCAGGTCTTCGCGGTAAATACTTCTACGATACCTTCAAGGAGCGAATGACGGTTTGCGGAGATCTTCCGTGGTGCAAGCTCGCCGATCGAATGACAACGACTTGGACCGACACCGACGACGCCGGCCTTCGCAATTTCCTCGAGATCAAGTATGAAATCGTAAACACCATGAAGATCGGTGACGCCGTACTTCTCGCGATGCAGAGTTGTATGCGGCACCCCGTTCGCGAGTATCTCCTGAGCCTTAAATGGGACGGAGTCGCCCGCGCAGACACGATCTTCATTGATTATCTCGGTGCCGAAGATACAGAGTACACGCGGACAGTCACCCGCAAGGCCTTGATCGGCGCAGTCGCGAGAATCATGCAGCCTGGGTGCAAACACGATCACATTCTTGTCCTTGTTGGCCCGCAGGGCTGCCGCAAGTCCACGACCCTCGCAAAGCTCGGTAAGTCCTGGTTTTCCGATTCCTTCTATACCGTTCAGGGTAAAGAGGCCTATGAGCAGATTCAAGGCTTTTGGCTTATTGAGATGGGAGAAATGGCGGCGACCCGGAAAGCTGAGCTTGAGTCGATCAAGCAGTTTGTCTCTAAACAGTCAGACAGCTACCGTGCGGCGTACGCCAAACGCACGCAGGAGCATCCGCGGCAATGCGCTTTTTTCGGTACGACCAACGACGACGAGTTCCTGCGGGACGCAACAGGCGGCCGCCGATTTTGGCCGGTTACTGTCACGGACAAGGGGCGAGAAACAGGTGACTACTTTACCGCTGAGATCGTTGACCAGGTATGGGCTGAGATCGTCATGCGGTATTCCGCTGGAGAAAACTGGTATCTTGATAACGCAAAGATTGAGGCCGTCGCACGGCAGATTCAGGACGCGCATACTGAAATGAATGGTAAGCAAGGCTTGCTTGAACAGTTTGTCGAGCGTCTTCTTCCGAAGGACTGGGCTACAAGAAATCTGAGTCAGCGGCTTGCATACTGGAATGATGGCTTTGACGATGAAAAGCAAGCAGGAACTGAGCGCCGCAAAGCCATTTGCGCTTTGGAGATTCATTGTGAGCTATTCGGCGGAACCGTCAAGGACTACACCCCGCAGAAAACTCGTGAGTACAACGCCATGCTGAAACGGCTGCCAGGCTGGAAAGCTCGATCACGAATCAACTACGGCGAGATTTACGGCCAGCAGCGCGGTTTTGTTCGTGAGGAAATGGAGTAGCGAAACGAGTAGCAAACCGAGTAGCAAAATGATTTTCGGCAAGAGTTTTGCTACTCGGGACTGTAGCGAGTAGCAAAACACAAATCGAATTGCTACTCGTTTCGCTATGGCAAAAAGTCAGTGTTTCCAAGCCTTTCATCAATTTAGTAGCAAAGTAGCAATTATACCTATTGAACCCTATGGATTAAACCTAAAAAGACATAAAAATTTCCTTTTACCCTTAATCCGTAGGGTACATATACGCGCGAGCGCTATTTTGCTACTTCGCTACAACAGGAGGTAGCTTTGAAAGAATCAACAGTTGAAAGGAATATCCGCCGACAAGTCGAGGCCCTCGGGGGCGTGGCTTGGAAGTGGGTAAGCCCTGGACGTCGGGGTGTGCCTGACCGAATTTGTATTTTGCCTGGGCCCTATATCATTTTTGTCGAGCTTAAGCGCCCAGGCTTGAATGATGGGCGGAGCGAGCAGCAGAAGAAGGTCTTTCGTATTTTGGAGGGGCTGGGCTGTCACGTCTGGCTGATCGACGATGCGGAGATTTTTCGTCAGCGGCTTATTGAGATCGGGGTGCGGGTATGAGATACGTGCCCTATCCCTATCAGGCGTTTGCTGAGAAGTTTGTCCTTGAGCATAAGGCCGCAGGGCTGTTTCTTGATATGGGCCTCGGTAAGACGGCGATCACGCTCTCGGCGTGTGAGAAATTGCTGCGGGACTATTTTGAGACAAGCAAAGTCCTCGTGATCGCGCCGCTCCTTCCTGCGAGAGAGACGTGGCCCGACGAACTGGCAAAGTGGGACCAGCTCGAGGGCTTGACGTATTCCCTGATTATCGGCACGGCGCAGGAGCGAATTGACGCGCTGCATACTGACGCCGATTTTTATATCGTCAATCGTGAAAATGTCGTCTGGCTCGTCGACTATTACAAAAAGAAGTGGCCTTTCGATATGGTCGTAATCGACGAGCTATCGAGCTTTAAGTCCAGTAAGGCGCAGCGCTTTAGGGCTCTTCGGAAAGTCCGAAAATATATCGACCGAATTGTCGGCCTTACGGGTACGCCGGCCCCGAATGGCTTACTTGATCTTTGGTCTCAGGTTTATCTCCTGGACGAGGGTGCGCGGCTCGGTCGAACGTTGTCGGCTTACCGCGATACCTACTTCGCGCCTGGCAGGCGTGGGCCGAACGGAATCGTCTATGACTGGAACTTGAAGGATGGGGCCCGTGAAGCAATCTTTGCGAAATTGAGCGATCTCTGTATCAGCATGGAAACGACGGGCCTTCCTGAACGGCTCACGATTCCCCATGAGGTCAAGCTCTCAGAAAAAGCGGCGGCTATGTACCAACAACTTGAAAGGACTATGCTGCTGCCCTTTGCAGATGGAGACGTTGATGCGGCAACAGCCGCGATCTTGACGAATAAGCTCTTGCAGTTGGCTGGCGGCGCGGTCTACGACGAAAACGGTAAGGCACAGATCGTCCACGATCAAAAGCTCGAGGTCTTAGACCAGCTTATCGAAGAGGCGAACGGTCAACCGGTTTTGGTGTTTTACAACTACAAGCACGAGCTTGATCGGCTGCAAGCGCGGTACCCTCAGGCCGTTCATGTAAAAGAGGAGAATGTCGTCAAGCGGTGGAACGCAAAAGAGATTCCGATTCTTCTCGCGAACCCCGCAAGCGCCGGTCACGGCCTTAATTTACAATTTGGCGGCCATATCGCAATTTGGTATAGCCCGACTTGGAACCTCGAGTTTTTCCAGCAAGCGAATAAGCGCCTTCATCGGCGCGGACAGGCTGAGACCGTTCTCATTCACACGCTCTCGGCAAAAGGTACGATCGACGAGCGTATTTACGATATTGTCTTACGAAACAAAGAGGCAGGTCAGAACGCCTTGCTTGAGGCGGTCAAGGCCAGAATCAAGGAGGTAACATGACAGAAGAAGTCTTACAGTCGTTATCTGACGACCCGATGGCCGTACTCAACCGTGGCTATCGCGCAAAGGAGCGTATTGCCGCAAGGCAAGAACGCATTGAAGAGTGGCGGCAAATTGCCGAGTCTATTACCGCAAATCCCGAGAACGCTTCGAGCGGCGGCGGTTATCCCACGAGCAAGACCGAGAATTGCGTTGTTGCGATCGTGACGCTGCAGGAGGAAATCAAGAGCGAGATCATGGAGATCGCTGACTTTGAGCGGCAGACCTCTCAGATCATCAAGGAGCTTGTTGAGGACCTGAACTTCAAGACCGTTCTCGAGCTTCGGTATCTCAGCTACCTGCGGTGGGAGGAGATTGCTGTCAGAATGAATTACACGTTCAGGTGGACCCAGGAGCTTCACCGCAGAGCTTTATCTGCATTGCAGGAGGCAGCAAAAGCGCGTTAATTCTTATGAATTTGTGTTAGCGTATAGCATGAAGGTTTTGGCGAGCACGGCCATTGTCCTTCCTCCTGAAGAAGAGCGGCTGGAAACAGTCGCTCTTTTCATTTTGCTGCGTTTGGAGGTGGTGAGCGTGGCAGGCAAAATGACTCCGAAGATGCAAAAGTTTGTCGATGAATACCTTGTTGACCTGAATGCGACGCAAGCCGCAATCCGTGCAGGATATAGCAAAAAGACGGCGTACTCGATCGGCGTTTCAAATTTGAAGAAACCCGAAATTCAAGCTGCAATCCAAAAAAGACAAAAGTCGGCGGCTGAAAAGCTCGAGATCACGCGAGAGCGAGTCCTGAAAGAACTTGCTTCGATCGGCTTCGCGAAAGTTACCGACTTCTTGACGATTCAAAGCGGCCGCGTTCTCATTAAAGATTCTGACGACGTGGCCGCTGATAGGCTGGCAGCTCTCGCCTCTGTCAAGGAGGGTATGTATGGCGTAGAGGTCAAACTCGCTGATAAGGCTCGCGCTCTCGAGATGCTTGGTAAATATCTCGGTCTCTTTGATGGGACGAATCCGGAGGGCGATACGCAGAAGAATAACCTCTTTGAGGCGATCGCCGGCGCTGCAGAGGGGGGAATCGATCTAAATGAAATACCAGAGATTCAGTCCTCGGCAGACGTTGACGCTGACGTGGTGGAAGAGACCTGAGTTTGCAGACTATGACGGCATTCTCTGCGACGGCTCTATTCGATCGGGCAAGACCGTCTCAATGGCAGTCGGTTTTATCCTTTGGAGCATGTACTCTTTCGACAATGAGAGCTTCGCCATTTGCGGCCGCACGATCGAGTCTCTACGCCGTAATGTGATCGTGCATTTGCCCTCCTGGCTTGAGGGCCTTTTCAAGGTAACAGAGCGGCGCGCTGAGAATAAGTTGATTATTTCAGTCGGCGGCCACAGCAATACCTATTACCTCTTCGGAGGTCGTGACGAATCCAGTTATACACTTGTTCAGGGCATGACTCTGGCAGGCGTTCTTTTTGACGAGGTCGCGCTTATGCCGCGGTCTTTCGTCGAGCAAGCTCTCGCTCGATGCTCGGTCGCGGGGAGCAAGTTCTGGTTTAACTGTAACCCCGAAGGCCCCATGCACTGGTTCTACAAAGAATGGGTGCTTGAGTGCAAGCGCAGGAATGTCCTTCACCTGCATTTCACGATGGCTGACAACCTCAGCCTTTCCGAGAAGATCAAGCAGCGCTATGAGGGCATGTATACGGGCGTTTTCTATGCTCGGTATATCCTCGGAAAGTGGACAAAGGCCGAGGGCCTTGTCTATCCCTTCTTTAACGCCGAAAAGCACATGATCGATGACGACGGCGCGCGCGGTTGTTATTACATTAGCTGCGACTATGGCACACTCAACCCGTGCGTCTTCGGTCTCTGGCGCGTAAATGGCAATTCGGCCTTCATGGTGAAAGAGTATTACTATGACGGCCGCAAGAAGGGCAAGCAGAAGACCGATGAAGAGTATTATGCCGATCTTGAGGCCTTTGCAGATGGCTACCTGATTGAGCAAGTCGTCATTGACCCTTCGGCCGCCTCCTTCAAGGAAACAATCAAGCGGCACGGCAAATTCAGCGTCAAGAACGCGAAGAACGACGTGCTTGACGGTATTCGCGATACTGGAACAATGCTGCAAGCCGGCTTGCTCCATTTCAATAAGACGTGCGTCAATACGAAAGCTGAGTTCGGCGCGTATGCGTGGGACGAGAAGGCTTCGAGCGACGCCGTAATTAAAGAGAATGACCATAGCATGGACCAAATGCGGTATTTTGTCCGCACGATTATGAAACGCGAGGTGAGGGCGTATGGCATTAAATAACCTTTGGGGAAAACTCGGTGCATTTTCGAGAAATGTGCTTGTGCCTTCCAACGTGATTTATAAGAGCTTCGATGCGGACCCGCTCGTCAGCGATAAAATGTCTCGCGCCATTAGTCGGTGGTACGGCATGTACGTCGATAAGCCCGAGTGGGCCGACGACGAGGTCAAGCCTCTCGGTCTCCCGCGAGCGATTGCGAAGGAGTTCGCGCAGGTCGTCTCTTCGGAAATGACGATCACGGCTGACGGTGGTCCTCGCGCCGACTTTATCAACGAGCAGTTGACGCGCTTCCAGTCGAACGTGCAAAACAGTATCGAGCTTTGCATGGCCCTTGGCGGTATGGCCTTTAAGCCGTATGTCTCGGGTGGAAACGTCTTCATCGACAGCACGAGCGCCGCGTCCTTTATTCCTCTCCGTTTCGACGATGGAGATAACTGCGTCTCCGGCGTGTTCAAGAGTCAGCCGGTCAAAGTTGATAAGAGTTATTTCGTCAAGCTCGAATACCACGACTTCGCCAACGGCGTCTATACGATTCGCAACAAGGCTTTTACCTCTGATGAGAATGGTATTACCGGCAGCGAGGTCGAGCTCGGCCGCGTTCCCGAGTGGACCGCCATTCCCGAAGAGGTTCAGATCAAGAATGTAGAAAAGCCGCTCTTCGGTTACTTCACGCCGCCTGTCAGCAACAACATCGATACCGCGTCCAGCTTGGGCGTCTCCATTTATGGCGGCGCGACTGAGGACCTGATTCGCGACGCCGATGAACAGTGGGCGCGTTTCCTCTACGAATTTGAGAGCGCTGAGCGTAAGATCATCGGCACCCCTGAGGCGATCTCTGGCTCGCTGCCTGGCAGTAAGGCAAACCCCTTGCTCGGCGATCGGCTCTTCATTCAAATGCCGTATGACTCGGACGACTTCTTCAAGGAGTTCTCCCCAGCGCTTCGGCACGCAGGCTACTACGAAGGCCTGCAAGCGATCTTACGCCGCATTGAGTTCAATACCGGCCTTGCTTACGGCGATCTCTCCGACCCCGCGACTGTGGAAAAGACCGCGACTGAGGTCATGTCCGCGAAGATTCGCAAGTTCAACACAGTCAAAGCTCTTGAAGATCGCTTCAAGGCTGCGCTCGAAAACGCGGTCTATGGCGTTGACGTGTACGCCACTCTCTATGGCCTTGCGCCCCGTGGAGAGTATGCGCTCTATATCGACTTTGACGATAGTATTCTCACCGATAAGGACGCCTTGCGTGAACGTGACCGCCAGGACGTTCGCGACGGCCTTATGCAGAAGTGGGAGTACCGCGTCAAATGGTACAACGAGACCGAAGAAGTCGCGAAGAGCATGTGTCCCGTAGAGTCTACGTCGGACCCCTTTAATCTCGGCTGATGCTGACGCCTGAATACCTGGCGGCTACTCCGGACGCTCTTGTTGAGCTTTATGGGAAGATCGAGCAAGACATTCTTGCGAATATGGCCGAACGTATCGCAAAGTACGACTACTACATTCCTGCAGTCCAGCATCAGCACCAGCGTCTTCGGGCGATGGGCATGCTTGAGACTGAGATCGAACAGCAGCTTGCCGCTCTTACGGGAAAGACTCAAGCCGAGCTCAAAAAGCTCATGGCGCAGGCGGTCGACGAGGCGCTTACCTCTGACGCAAAAATCTACGCTGCCGCAGGCATGGGCGACGTTGACCCTCTCGCAGTCGCCGGCGTTCGTGAGGCGCTGCAAAGCGGTCTTCGGCAGACAAGCGGAATCTTCCGCAACCTGACTCGTACAACCGCGAACACGGCGGCAAAGCAATTTGAAGACGCTCTTGATCGGGCCTGGCTGCAGGTCACGTCAGGGGCGTTTGACTATAATACCGCGATCAGAAATGCGGTCAAAGACCTCGCACGGACCGGCGTCCAGTCAATCACTTATCCTTCAAACCATGTGGACACGATCGAAACGGCTGTTCGCCGCGCGGTCGTCACCGGCGTCAACCAGACCGCCGCAAAGTCGCAGCTCGCGCTCATGGACGAACTCGACATTGATCTTGTGGAAGTAACTGCGCACGCCGGCGCTCGCCCGAGTCATCAAGAGTGGCAGGGACAAATCTATTGCCGCAAGGGCTCTCACCCGAAGTACAAAAACTTCGAGGAGGCTACGGGGTACGGCACGGGCGACGGCCTTTGCGGCTGGAACTGCAATCACAGTTTCTTCCCGTATGTCGAGGGCGCGCCTCGAACCTACTCGAAAGCTCAGCTCAAGGACTACTCCGCAAAGAATATCACCTACAACGGCCAGCAGTTGACCGAGTACGAGGCTTTGCAGCAGCAGCGCTATATTGAGCGAGGTATTCGCCGATGGAAACGCGAAGAGGTCGCTATGAAAGCCGCAGGTCAACCTACCGACGAGGCTCGGGCTAAAGTCCGTGCCTGGCAGGCCAGACAGCGTGATTTTATCAAGCAGACCGGTCTCAAGCGAGCCTCTTCTCGCGAGCAGATCGGATAGAACTCTCATAAACAAGCCCCAGACAACCCGTATCGAGTTTTCTGCCTGGGGCCCTGGTGTTTATACTCCTAATATTTGGAAGTCATACGGACGATCGTGGAGCTCCGTATGACTTCCTTTTATATGCGAGCCGTGGTTACGCAGGTTCGACTCCTGCAGCTCGCGCAATATCGGCTACCCGTCAGCCTATGAGGACGGGGCGGCAGGTCACGGCAACGACCTAAAAAGCCTAACCGCAAAGAAAGGAACAGTATGAAAAAGGACGAACTCACCGCTCTGGGCCTGACAGACGAGCAGGCCGACAAAGTGCTTGCTATCAATGGTCGCGACATTGAAAAGCACAAAAAGGCAGCCGAAGACGCGAAAGCCGAGACGGCCACCCTGCAGCAGCAGCTCTCCGACCGCGACAAGGACCTCGAGACCCTGAAAGCTGGCGCGGAAGATGCTGAGAAGGTCAAGCAGCAGCTTACCGACCTGCAGACGAAGTACAACGACGAGACCGCCAAGTATCAAAAGCAGATCGCCGATCGCGATTATGCCGACGCCCTCGAGACCGCCTTTAATGACGGCAAGATCGAGTTTACCTCCAAGGGCGCGAAAGCTGCGGCCTGCGCGGACTTCATGGCTACTCGCTGCGAGCTGAAAGACGGCAAGCTCGTTGGCTTTGATGATCGTATCAAGGCTATGCGTGAGAAAGACCCCGATTCTTTCCGTGCTGAAAAGCCCGACCCCAGCTTCGCGAACCCGACCGGAAACGGTAGCCCGACGACCCTGAGCAGAGCCGCGCAGGCTGCGCGTGCTGCAAGCGCGAGATTCGCTCCTGCTTCTACCACCGCAGAGAACACCAACACTAAATAAGGAGGATTCCATTCATGTCTATTCTGAAAACTGAGATCGGCACCGCGATTCCTAATTTCCTGGATAGCGAAGTCGGTCTCGTCACCAAGACCGCGCAGATTCCTCAGAGCATGGGCCAGACTGACGGCGATCGCAAGACCGTGTTTGCCGGTACCGTGTTCCCCGCGAATACGAGCGCCGCGACCGGCATCGTGTTCCAGGACGTCGACGTCACCGACGGCGACGCGATCGGTTCTGTCATGGTTGCCGGCCGCGTAATCAGCGACCGCGTGAACGCCGCAAGCGCTGCGCAGACCGCGCTCAAGAACATCGTCTTTGTCGGCGCGAACGCAACCGTCCGCGGCTATTCCGTCACCTATGAGAAGGACGGCGGCACGGGTGACGTTCCTGTCGATGCGACCATGTACGCTGACGGCGAGATCGTCCAGCTCTCCAAGAGCTATCCGCTGACGAAGAGCTCCAAGGCTCAGATCGGCTGGGCGCTGAGCTCGGGTGGCGACGCCGTTGATACGGTTACGATCGCGGGTGCAGACGTCAAGGTCTACCCCGTCTTCGAGGCCTAATCTAAGTAAGGAGGATATAACACATGCCCGATATTCTGAGAATGCTGTCCCAGGCTGAACAGCTTGACTTCAGCCAGAACTTCCTGATGCCCCGCGCGAACTACCTGGGCGACGCGATTTTCCCCGACCAGAAGACCCAGAACTTCAAAGCCGAGTACCTGCGTCTTGCCGCTGGCGCCCAGCTTCCCACTATGGCCCTGATTCACGGCCTTGATACTGAGGCGCATATCGCTTCTCGCCCCGCGCTGGAGCGTGTAACGGTCGAAAAGCTCTTCATCAAGGAGAAGATCAACCAGACCGAATCCCTGCGCCAGGCGCTTGAAAACGGCGCGTTCAATGACAGCGCCCTGATTACCTATGTTTACGACGACTGGGCTCGTCTGGCCGAAGGCGTGCGCTGCCGTTCTGAGGCCGCTAAGATGGAAGTCCTGTCTACTGGCAAGATGACTGTCAAGGAGAACGGCCTGAACTTCTCTGTTGACTTCGGCGTGCCGAACGGTAACACCGGCTTCGACATTGACGTCTCCACGCCTGACAAGAACGTTCTCGCGCAGATCGAAGAGATCGTCGAGACCGCTCGTGACAAGGGCTTCACCGTTTCCGGTATGGTCCTGTCCGGTTTCGTACTCTCTAAAATGCTGACCAATGAGGGGATCTCCAAGGCCATCTACGGCGGTGCCGGCGCCGGCGCTATGGTCTCTCGTACGCAGCTCGTCGGTCTGTTCAACGAGCTCTTTGGCATTACCGAGATTCGTACGAACGACCTGCGCTACAACGTCGAGGGCAAAGACGGCAAGCTGACGACCCAGCGCTTCTGGGGCAAGAGCAAGGTCTCCTTCCTGGCTTCCTACAACGGCCTGCAGAACTTCGGCGTTGGCCTGTGGGGCGTGACTCCGGAAGAGGAGCAGCTCGGCCCCTGGACTGCGAAGAGCGCCGAGCAGTTCGTCACCCTGACCCAGTGGACCGAGCCCGACCCCACGGCTGTCTGGTCTAAGGCGTCTGGCCTGTTCGTGCCCGTTCTGCCGAATCCCGCAGGCCTGTTCATCGCCACTGCCAAGCTGCAGTAAGGAAGGCGGTGCGGTAAGTGGTCGTTGTCAGCTACGAGTGGTATAAGACCACTTACGGCGGCGAGCTGGACGAAGATACCTTCAACCGGCTCGCGTCTCAAGCGTTCCTCTTTGCGGACGCCATGACTGAGTATAGGCTCAGCGCTTGCTGGGCCCGTTTGGCGGAGTCCGTACGCGTAGCGGTTATGTCGGCCGTCTGCGCGTACGCTGACCAGGCAAATATTGAGGAGTCCGGCGGTCCTGTTTCGTCTGAGACGAATGACGGCATCTCGCGAACCTATGTGACGGGCAGCGCTTCGAGTGCAGGCGCGTCGAAGAACGCAGGAACGGCGCAGGGCCGATTGAGCAATGCAATTCGGCTCTACCTCGCTCCTACGGGTCTCCTGTTCCGCGGGAGGGGCCGCCGATGAAAGACTTCCTCGCCTGTACCGAGCTCGTGACGCTCGTTCACCATGTCAAGACTGCTGATTCTGATTCGTATGTCTGCTATCCCATTCATGGCGTCAGTTGGTATGCGAAGACAGAAACGGCGGTCACGGCTGACGGCGCGAAAGCGGTCAACGTTTATAAGGTCCGAATCCCCGAGGCTGTTCTCCCGTCTTGCTTGCCTGAAAAACTTGACTACCTGGTCAAGGGGGAAATTTCAGGGGTACTCAAGCCGGCAGACCTCAAAGGCTCGACCTATTTTCAGATCACCGCGGTTGCCGACAACCGACGCGGAACTCTTCCGCATGTGGCGGTGAGCGGCGTATGAGTTTCGGAATCAAGATCAAAAGCGTCAACATCACGCCGAGCAAGATTCTCGCAAAGCACGGTCTCGGCGGCGATAACAAAGCGCGAAAATATCTCGCGACTTCAGTTGCGAAATATTGCGACCCGTATGTTCCTATGAGCGCGGGCGCAGGAGCGCATTTGAAGAATCAAAAGCAGATCGCCCCTGACGGCAGCAAAGTAACCTATCCAGGGCCGTACGCCAACTATGTTTATGTCGGCCTCGCTATGGTAGGCCGAGCGCCGAAAAGCTATTCTGGCCGAGCGCTCAATTACCACGGCGCGCCGATGCGTGGTAAAGAATGGGATAAGCGTATGCTTGCGGACCGCGGGGGTGATCTCAAAAGAGACTTTGCCGCGTATGTAGGAGGTAGAGCAAAATGACGATCATTGACGGCGTTCGCGCTTGGCTAAAAGCCTACGAGGGACTGGCTGACGGCCGGCTCAGCGTTGATTTTTTGCCGGAGGCTGCGAAGAGCTATTCGGTCGATACCGTGCCGACAACGGAGATCGTTAAGCGCTATCTTGACGGCAGCTCTATTCGGCAGTTCCTCTTTTGCGTATCAAGTCGAGAGTTTTACAGCGATAATATCGCGCAGAACGTAGATAACCAGGCCTTCTATGAGGGCCTCGCCGCTTGGCTTGAGCGCAAGAGCAAGCTCCGGCAATTCCCTGATATTGGCACGGGCCGAACGGTCCGGTCAATCGAGATCAGCTCCACCGCGTACCCGTTCGTCGTCGACGAGCACGGCACGGCGCGGTATCAGCTTCAACTCAAACTAACTTATTTCCAGAAAGGAGATCGCACCGTATGAAACTTTCCGAGCTGATGGCGACCCATACGCCGAGTTCGACTTTTGAGGGCTTCGTCACCAACGACGATTTTGTCCTCGCGATCGATTGCTCCGCGGACGGCTCCGCTACGGTTAAGGACTACGCGGTCGCGCAGCTTGGCGTGACCGGCCTTGACGCCAACCTCAACCCGATCACGCAGGACAAGACCTATATCCGCGCCGGCCAGTCTACCATGAAGACTGGCAACCAGAGAGCCTTTAAGGTCTCCGGCGATCGCTATATCGGCGATGACTTCCAGGACTTTGCCCTCTCCCATGCCGTCATGTACGGCACCGGCTCCGCAGTCATTCGCAAGTATGTCTACTTCTGCTTGCTGAACGGCAAGGGTGAAACCGGCGAGGCGTCCATCATCGTTAACTCCGATGGCAGCGGTTCCGCAGGCGAGAGCGCAAGCATCGACATCGACGTCAAGAAGGCCAACGCCGCGCCCACCGAGTACACCTACTCCGCGGCGTAATTTAAGAAGGAGGATTTGACAAATGGCAATGTTTCAGTTTTCCGCTCGTCAGGTCGAGCTCAACTTCTGCGATCAGATCAAGTGCACCGTGCCTCTGACCGACGAGGTTCAGAAGAAGGTGCAGGACGCCGCGAAGGAACTGCTTCGCGTGTCTCAGGCCGCGAAGGACTCCGACAATAAGGAGCATACGCTCGACGACCTTTGCGATTCTGTGATGGACGCGATCGACGAGATTCTCGGCGAGGGTATGTCTGACCAGATTCTTGGCATGAAGGAAGGCTATACCTTCTGGGACGCCTGCGACGTGTTCAAGTATATCACTGACGAGATCAACACCGCGATGCGCGGCGTGGCTGCGTCCTACGCGTCCAAGCCCCCGATCACGCCGGTCAATCGCGCACAGCGCCGTGCAAAGCATAAGAGACACGGCGCATGAATCTCCTAACGACCCCGCTGCCGTACGCGGTAAAAGTCGGCGGTCGTGAGGTTCCCATCAATACGAGCTTCCGCGTCGGAATGCGGTTTGAGCTTTTGGCTCTTGACGACCAGCTTACACCGGAGAACGTCTTGACAACGTTCTTCGGTGATAACTGGCCACAGCCGTATGACGAGGCAGTCAAGCAAGCTCTCTGGTTTTACTGCCTCGGCAAGCCTCACGAGAAGGAGGAAACCGACAAGCAAAACCTCAAGCCCTCTCGCAGGAGCTATGATTTTGAGATCGACGCCGACGCGCTCTATACCTCATTTCGCGAGGCCTACGGCATCGACCTCTTGCAGGAGGACCTTCACTGGTGGGCCTTCCGCGAGCTGATGCTTGGGCTTCCTGACGATACCCCCTTCAAACAGCGCGTTTATTACCGGACCGGTAGCACGGAAGGCATGAGCGCCAAGCAGAAAAAACAGTTTGAGACTCGGCGCGCGAAGTACGCAATTCCCGAGCGCGGTGCCGTCGATCACAAGTTGACTCTCACCGAGCGCGACGCCGCGATCAAGAGATACGTTGCCGATCGTTTCAAGGAGGTTTATGGAAAAGGAAAAGCCTGAGCGCGTAAAGCTCAAGTGCCCTTTTTGTGGATATGAAATGCCTGTGTACCTCGCGCCGGACGCGAAGTGCGCGGGCGTTTTTGTTCGCTGCAAGGGTCGAAATTGTAAGAAATTATTCGAGATTCGCGTCAAGTAGTTGCCTTAGTTGCCGATGACGCCACTGAAAAGGTGGTGGAAACATGGCAAATGACGGCTCCGTCATTATCGACATTGAGGGCGATTCCAGTAAATTCAAAAGCGCTCTCTCTGGTCTTGGCAGTATCGCCTCTACCGCCCTAAAGGGTGTTACGACTGCGGTTGCGGCTGTAGCCACCGCCGCCGTGAAGGTCGGCTCCAGCTTTGAGTCCAGTATGTCGCAGGTTGCGGCAACAATGGGACTCACAGTCGAGGACATTCGCAATGGCTCGGAAGAGTTCGAGCTTTTGTCTCAGGCCGCAAAAGACGCAGGCGCAACGACTGCGTTCAGCGCGTCCGAGGCTGCTGATGCTCTAAACTATCTGGCTCTGGCCGGCTACGACGCCGCGACCTCCGCGGACGTTCTGCCTTCGGTTCTGAACCTGGCCGCCGCAGGTGGTCTTGACCTCGCCTACGCTTCCGACCTCGCGACCGACGCAATGGCAGCGCTCGGTATTGAGGCAAGCAGCGCAAATCTGACCGAGTTCGGCGACAAGATGGCGAAAACCGCCAGCAAGGCGAATACCAGCGTCGGCCAGCTCGGCGAGGCAATTCTTACTGTCGGCGGCACGGCGAAGAGCCTGGCCGGCGGCACGACTGAGCTGAATGCGGCGCTCGGCGTCCTCGCAAACCGAGGCATTAAGGGCGCTGAGGGTGGCACGGCTTTACGAAATGTTATTCTCGCTTTGTCCGCGCCTACGGATAAAGCCGCAAATGCTATGTCGGCCCTGGGTCTGGAAGTCTATGACGCGGCCGGCAACATGCGTCCGCTCAACGAGGTCTTCCGCGATCTTGACTCCGCGCTGTCAGGCATGACCGAGGGCGAGAAGACAAAGGTTCTCAATGAGATTTTTAATAAAGTCGACTTGAAATCTGCGCAAGCTCTTCTCGCCGGCTGCGGCGAAGAGTTTGATAACCTGGCCGCTGCAATCGATGATAGCGCGGGCGCCATGCAGAACATGGCCGACACGCAGCTCGACAACCTGCAAGGCGATATTACGATTATGAAGTCGGCCCTCGAGGGGCTCGGCATCGGCGTATATGAAAACCTGCAGGCTCCGCTCCGTGATACGGTCCAGTTTGCAACCGAGCTCGTCGGGCAGCTCTCCGAGGCGCTCAACGAGAATGGCCTGGAAGGCCTTGTCTCGGCTGCGGGCGACGTGCTCTCCGAGGTTCTCCTCAAGATCACGAGCGAGCTTCCGAAGTTTATTGACATCGGCGTCAAGGTCATTAAGAGCTTGATCTCCGGCCTGCTCAAGAACAAGAAGACGCTCGTTGACAGCGCGATCGAGATCGGCAAGGTCTTACTCAACGGCCTCGGCTCCATTCTCGGAGACCTGGCGCTTGCGGCTCTTGAGATCATCACAACTCTTGCGGACAATCTCGCGAAAGAGGCGCCCACACTGATTCCTGCCGCGGTCGAGGCGGTCTTGCAGTTTGTTGAAGGCCTTCTCAGCACAGAGAATATCAGCGCTCTTATCGACGCCGCGCTCGCGCTGCTGACCGGTCTCGTCGAGGGCCTAATTGCGGCGGTGCCGGTTATCATTGAGGCTGCGCCCGTCATTATTGAGAATCTCGTTACCGCGATTCTTGATAACCTGCCGCAGATCATTGAGTGCGCGATCACGCTCTTAAACGCTCTCACGCAGGGCTTGCTCGACAATTTGCCGCTCCTGGTCGACGCTGCGATCGAGCTGACCCTCGCAATCGCCGAAGGCTTGATCGAGGCACTGCCCGATCTTATAGACGCCGCGCTTGATCTCGTGGATGCTCTGGTCGACACGATTTTTGAAACCGACTGGCTCGCGCTCGGCGCGAAGATTCTCGAGTCGCTCGTCAAGGGTATTCTTTCCTTGATCGGCTCGCTCTTCGAGGCCGCAAGCAAGATCGTCTCGACTATCTGGGATAAGATCACAAATACAGAGTGGTTCCAGAAGGGCGCTGAGGTCCTCACAAAGATCATCAACGGCATTAAGAGCATCTTTACGAACCTGGCTCAAACGGCGAGCGATCTTGTCAAGAAGATCACCGACAAGATCACAAATACTGAGTGGTTTAAGAAGGGCTCGGAAATCCTCACGAAGATCATTGAGGGTATCAAGAGCCTGTTTTCCAACCTGGGACAGGCCGCGAGCGATCTTGTCAGCCAGGTATGGGACACGATCACAAATACCAACTGGCTTGACCTCGGCCGCAATATCATCGAGGGTATCGCCAACGGCGTCTCGAACGCGGTCGGCACGCTCGTTCAGGCCGCGAAGAACGTCGCGAACAGCGCGCTCAACACGATCAAGTCTGCGCTCGGCATCTCCTCTCCGTCTAAGGTATTCGCCAAAGAGGTCGGCCGCTGGATTCCTCCTGGAATCGGCAAGGGCGTCGACCAGGCCATGCCTGAGCTGACCGACGATATGCGCGCCCAGCTTCAAGACTTGATCGATGATGCGAATATCTCTGTCGCGACCGAAGTCGGCGGGCTCAGCAGCAAGCTCGCGCTCACAGCAAACTCCGGTTCTGGCAGCGGTAGCCACTCGCAGACCATTACCAACGACAACGGAATCATTGTCTATGTGACCTATAACGGCGACGGCTCCGAAGAGGACGCACGCCGCGTAGGTAAGCAGATCGGCGCTGAAACAGCGCGCGAAATCCGAAGAAGGGGGCTTGCACCGACATGACCGGCGATAGCTTTAGCTTCGGCAGATATAACAGCGTAGACGACTGGGGCCTGATGGTGATTGCTTACGACTACTTGCTTCCTCCAAAGCGAGCTCGTAAGATCACCATTCCTGGCCGCTCTGGCTCTTATGACTTCGGCGCGAAAAACTGGGAAGAGCGCACCTTGCGCATGACCTGTACGCTGACGCGCCAAGTCACAAAGGCTGAGTTTCGCGAGATCATCTACGCCCTCAGCAAAAAGGCTCGGCTCCGCCTTTGGAACGAGCCTGACAAGTATTATATTGCCGAGCTCTATGACCCTGCCGAGGTTCAGGACTACTACCTTGAAACGGGCCGCGAATTCGAGCTTAACTTCATCGCCGAGCCGTTCGCGTACGGCCCGACGATCACCACGCCGCTTGAGAACGGACGCAACAAGATCGCGTATCAGGGCACGGCGGAAACGCCATGCATGATCGTTCTGCGCAACGTCTCTTCGAGCAACGTCCAAAATATCACGATCACTGCAACGAAAAGGAGTGACTAAGCTATGTATGCTTGCGACTACCTTGAGACCGGTTTTCTGAACGTCCTGCGCGGCGTCACCTTCGCCGCCCCGACAAAAGTCTACCTGGCCTTGTTCCTCAATGACCCTGGCGATTCTGGCGCGGCCGGCACCGAAATCAGCTACGCGGGTTATGCTCGCATGGAAATCGCCTTCTCCGAGCCTGCGGCCTCGAACGGCGGTATCGGTATTCAGAATCTTTCTGACATTACTTTCGCGGCACCGGCCGACCCCGCGGGCACCGTGACGCACATTGCGATCATGGACTCCCTTGTCGGCGGCAATATGCTCGCCCGCAGCGAGCTGACTGAAAGCCTGGTTATCGGCGCGAATGAGCCGCCTGTCTTCCTGGCCGGCGACGTGCTCTTCTACCTGACCGGCAACATGTCGAACGCCTTCAAGACAAAGCTCCTGAATCTCTTCCGTGGCACGTCTATCCTCGGTATCTCCCCGCATTTCTCCCTGTGGAACGGCTCTCCCGAAGAGACCGGCTCCGAGCTTGCGGGCGATAACTACGCCCGTGTTGCGCTGACGTTCTCCGCGCCGAGCGAGCAGGCAAGCGGCCAGATGCTCGTGCAGAACTCGCTCGCCGTGTCCTTCAATCGTCCCTCGACTCCGTGGGGCGTCTGGACCTATTCGGCAATCTACTCTGCGGCAACGGGCGGCGAACCTGTGTATTTGCAGGAGCTTACCGAGGCGATCACAGTCAAGAAGGGCTATATGCCGACGATCGACGTCGGCGCGTTGAAGGTGGGATTGAACTAATATGTTTAGCTTTGACCGCTTCAATTTATCCAGGTTTTCGCTGGGAAGTCAGGACAACACAATTCACATTGAGCTGCTTCTCGCTGAAAACCTGGAATCTGTTGCCGGCGTAGCTATTCCGGTCGAGACGACCGCCTTCTTTAACGACATTCTCCGCGGTACTGCGCGCGGCGCGATCGGCATTGCTTCGACCTTTGAATCGTACGCAGCAATGAACAGCGCCGCGCTTATGCGGGCGAATATCATCGTGAAGGGCTTACTCGGGGACACCTTACAGGCCATGTCTGACGGTGCGCAGAACTCCATGATCGTCAACGTGCTTGCCGATAACCTCGGAGCGAGCTCGTACGCGAGCGCTGATATTCTCTGGCATGAGGCCTACGCCGATGCGCTTACTTCACTGGCGAGCGTGGTCAAGGATATTTTGATCGACCCGTTGCTCTATGAAGTGCTCGGCTCGGTCTCTGGCGCAGGCACGCAGTCCACGGAGCAGGTCTCTGTTACTGTCACAATTCCGCCTGGCGGCGAGCTGCGTATTGACAGCGACACGTTCCGAGTCCTGCTGAATGGCGAGAACGTTCTCGATAAGCAGTCTGGCGACTGGCTCATGCTCTCGCGCGACCTTCTCTACCTTGACATTGAGAGCGCGATCGGCAATGGCTTGTCTGGTAACCTGATTTATACAGAGAGGTACTTGTGATATGCTTGAGATTTTTGATAAAAGCCGCAAGCGTATCGCGATCGCCGAAAACGCGAGCGGCGTAGAGGAAGAGCGCAAGATCAATAGCCTTTGGTACCTCACTTTTTCGCTTCCGTACAACGACGCGAAGAATGAGTATTGCCAGCCCTTCAACTATGTCCGCTACAACGGTGGCGAGCTTTATCGCATTATGCCGGTTGACGCGGAGATCGCCGAGACCGGTCTTTTGACCTATCAATGCGAGCACGTCCTCGCGACCTTGATCGACAACGTGCTCTTCGGGTACCACGTCATAGGCAACCGAGGAACCTACACGGCTGACTGTATTCGCTATGTGCTGAATCGGCAGCGCGTGCAAAACTGGGTTCTTTATGAGTGTGACTTCGCACGGCAATTTGAATATGGCTGGACGCAGGAAACCTTGCTCTCGGCCCTGTTCTCGATCGCGACGCCGCTCGCCGACTACATGTGGGTAACTGATACCAGCGTCTACCCGTGGCGTCTCTCCCTCAAGTCGATCGGTCTCGGGCAAAAGCCGCAGCTCTATGTGCGCTCGGGCTGGAACATGCTCTCGTATGGTTCTGGTAGCGACCCGCAGCAGATTTGTACCAGGCTTTACCCCCTGGGCTATGGCGAAGGTGTCAATCAGCTCACGATCAAGAGTGTCAACAACGGTCTCGAGTACATTCAGAGCCCGCAGGAGTATATCGACAAGTACGGTCTTATTGAGCGAATTTGGATTGACCGCCGTTATGAGGACCCCGCAAGCCTTCTCTCCGCGGCGCAAGTCATGCTGAACGAATTACAGGACCCTTTACAGCAATTTGAAATCAGCTTCGCCGAACTTGACGAGTCCGACTACAATGTCGCGCAGATCGGCAAGCGCGTTCGTATTTTGCAGACCGAGCTCGGTACGCAGGTCGATACCTATGTTACCGAGCTCACCTACAAATACGACGACGTACCGAGCAGCAAGATCATCGTCGCAAACAAGAGCACCGATATTGCGTCCAGCGTCGCGGATATGGCTGACCGGCAGCGAATCGAGCAGGCATACGCCCAGGGCGCAACGCAGCTCTACTCGCAATCGCTTCAAGCCAACTGCGACTCGCAGAACGGCGCGGTCATGGACTTCTACCTTCCCGAGGATATGCGAATCGTCAATAAGATCGTCGCGAAGGTCCGCGTCGGCAGCTTCCGCGCCTACTCCAAGGCAACGAAGGCCGCTGAGTCTAAGGTTGTCTCCTCGACGTCTGCTTCGCAAAAGACCTATTCAAGCACCTCGGGCGGCGGCTCTACCTCGACCACCTCTTCGGGTGGCGGCCAGACGTCGGGCGCGACGACGCTCGAGTCCTCAAACGTCTTGCCGAGCCAAACAAGTGGGCAGGCCGTGCACAATCATGGCCTTTCTCGCGGCGCGCGGCTCGCGACGACCAGTGACGGCCAAACCATTGATGGCTATGAGACCTTTGTATGGTCTGGCGCGCACGTTCACCCTGCGCACACGCACGAGATCGACGATCACTCGCACAGCGTTCGCATTCCAAGCCATTCCCACAATGTCACGATTCCTGGACACAGCCACAATATCACGATTCCTGCGCATGAGCACGACATCACGCCTGGCATCTACTTCTACGGCAGCCCGAGGCAGTTCGATCTCTACGTCAACGGCAAGAAAAAGGCGACGATCGTCTCGACTGATACCGAACTCGACTTGACGCAATACCTCGTAGACACCAGCTCCAAGCTGATTCCGCGTGGCTCCTGGCTCTCGATCGAGATCAGGCCGAACGATCTCGCCTACGTCAGTATTGACATGTTCGTCCAGGGCTTCGTGCAGTCCAGGGGCGACGCAACAGTTTAACTCTCAGGAGGTAAAACACTTTGGAGACTATGTATAAGGGCATTCCCTTCTCTCCGCAGGTCGCCCTCGCCGACGGTATCGGCGCAGGTGACACCACGATTCCCGTTACCGATATTTCCGCCTTCCCCGACGCCCCGAACCTCGCAACGATCGGCACGGACGAAGACGGCGAAACGATTCTCTACACCGCGAAGACGACGGACTCTCTTTCCGGTTGCACACGCGGCGTAGAGGGCACGGCAAAAGCCTGGCCTTCCGGTACCACGATCGCCCGCAACTTCACCAACAAGGACTTCGACGCCTTACAGAAGAATATCCAAGAGGCAAAAAAGCAGGCCGATCAGGGCGTCGGCGACGCCGCTTCTGCGAAGAGCGCGGCGGCTACCGCGCAGAGCACCGCTAACGCGGCCGGTACTGCCGCTTCTGGCGCGCAGAGTGCAGCCAACGCTGCGGGGACCGCAGCAAGCAATGCCCAGACCGCCGCAAATAACGCGCAGACCGCGGCCGATGATGCGCAGAGCGCCGCTGATGATGCCCAGAGCGCTATTGACGAGCACGCTGCGGATAAGCAGAATCCGCATGACGTGACTGCGGCCCAGGTAGGCGCGGCGGATGCGTCTCACAAGCACGGCAACCTGACGAGCGACGGCAAGCTCGGCTCGACTGCGAATCTCCCTGTCTTCACCGGCACGGGCGGTCTCGCGCAGGCTGAGGCCGTGCTCTCGGCCGCTGCCAAGCTGGGTCGTGGCTACGGCGCTTGCTCGACCGCCGCGGCAACGAAGGCGAAGGCCGTAACGCTCTCGGGCTTTACGCTCGTCACCGGCGCGATCGTGGGCGTGAAGTTCTCCTACGACAACACTGCGACCGCGCCCACGCTGAACGTCAGCAGCACTGGCGCAAAGTCGATCTACTACAAGGGCGAGGCCGTCGCGGCTGGACTTCTCAAGGCCAGCTACGTCTATCTCTTCCAGTACAACGGCACGCAGTATGAGCTCCTGAATCCAGTCGCGCAGAGCGGCGGCGGCTTCTATCCCGCAATCGTCGTGACTGCCCCCACAGGCTCCACGGTGACCGCCACGGACGGTGAGACCTCTCTCGTGGGAACAGAGGTAAGTGGAAAATGGACCTTCCAGATTCCGTCCTATGGCATGTGGAATATCACCGCCACGCTGAACGGCCAGACAGCTACCACGAGCGTCTCTGTCACGGAGGTCAAGCAGTACACCGTCACGCTGACTTATTTCGCCGCAACGATCGCGGTCACGTACCCCTCGGGCTCGACCTGTACTTGCTCGAATGGCACGACCACACTCACCGCGCCGAACGCGACCGGCAGCTACACGTTTACCGTCCCGAGCGCCGGCACCTGGACCGTCAAGAGCACGAACGGCACGGACACCGCCCAGCAGGCGGTCTCGATCACGACCAGCGGCCAAAGCGTGAGCGTGACCCTATCCTATAAGCCAACTGCGAGCACGAGCGCCAAGTCTGGGGTCAACTATACGACCGGCATTTCGAGCCTGACCGCTGAGAAGATGAGTCTCTATGCTGAGGCGATCTCTCAGAACAGCGCGATCACGAACACGACAAGCACAGTCTATATCGACGACGGCGCAAGTCACTACAAGATCAGCGTCGGCGACTCGATCAATATCGCGATCAATGGTACCTCGTACGCCTTTAAGATCATGGGCTTCAACCACGATACCCTGACGACCTCCACCGCGTACGGTTCTGCGACTGCGACCGGCAAGGCGGGTATGACCTTGCAGATGGTCGACTGTCTGGCAACAAAGGCGCCTATGAATAGCTCTAACACGAATAGCGGCGGTTGGGAAAACTGCGCTATGCGTAAGAGCAACATGGCGACCTATCTCAGTCAGCTCACAAGTGCCTGGCAAAACGCCATTAAGCAGGTCAATAAGCTCTCCTCGGCTGGCAGTCAGAGTACAACGATCAAGACGACCGCCGATAAGCTCTTCCTCCTGTCTGAGGTTGAGATTTTCGGTTCTACCTCTTACTCGGTTTCTGGCGAAGGCACGCAATATGCATACTACAAAGCCGGCAACAGCAAGGTTAAGAATGTAAGCGGGTCTGCGTACAGCTGGTGGGGGCGTTCTCCTTTTGCGAGCAACACTACCTCCTTCTGTTTTGTCAACAGCAACGGCGACGCCGTCTACGGCGCCAGCGGCTCGCTTGGCGTGGCCTTCGGCTTCTGTGTTTAATCTGTAATCTACAAATATCTGCGGCCCGTAAGGGCCGCGGAAAGGAAAACGCTTATGTCAGTCTACAAGTCCAAACGCGGCGCCAGCTCTGCGCAGTTCGTTGAGACCGCGAGAAAGCTGCAGGTCCATACCCTCGAGCAGTGCCTCAAGGTACCTAAAAGGTACACCTTCTACTTGACGCAGAAGATCATGGACCACGCAAGCGCCGTCTACGATGAAGTCACGATGGCGAACAGCATTTTCCCGATCAACCAGCATGAGGCCCAGCTCCGGAGAGATCACTTGATCGCGGCAAACGCCAAACTTCAAGCCCTCGACCGGCAACTGGGCCTTCTTGCGGGCGTCCTCTGGAAGAACCCTGAGAACTTCAAAGGCTTTGACAACGCCTTCACGGTTTGGGGCGAGCTTATCATCGAGGAGGCCAAGAAAGTCGCCCGCAGTCGGAACATCGCCATTCTGAGCTCCCTTCACGACCTGAATCAGGCGCTCTACTTCGGCGACCGGTTCTTCTTCCTGAAGGACGGCCGAGTCAAATACTCCGGCGGTCAGGACATGATATGCCCCGAAATAATAAAAGATATATTCGACATCAACTCAAA